CGACTGCCCCCATCGTTTACACCAAATATAAATTTTTCATGAAGGGGGGGAACCTGAAATGGCGGTACCTACTTCCAAACTCATCAGGGAATATTTAGGAGAAACGTATGAAGAATCCGATGAACAATTGATTCAGCTGTACATTGAAACGCACCAGTTTTATCGACGGCTTCAGAAGGAAATCAAGAATTCAGAGCTTATGTATGAGTATACCAATAAAGCAGGGGCCACAAATTTAGTGAAAAACCCCCTTTCTATCGAACTGACAAAGACGGTACAAACACTCAATAACCTGTTGAAATCACTTGGATTAACGCCTGCTCAGCGCAAGAAAGTAGTGAGTGAAGATGACGATGACTTCGACGACTTCTAATCTTCCGGGGATCTTATCGCAACCTTCTTCCGAGTTATTAACGAATTGGTATGCTGAGCAGGTGGTACAAGGTCACATTTTGGCAAGCCATAAGGTGATGTTAGCTGGAAAAAGGCATTTAGATGATCTAAAAAGACAAGGAAGTAAGGACTTTCCCTATGTGTTCGATGAGGAAAAAGGTCATCGTCCTATTGTTTTTATAGAAAGGTTCTGCAAACCATCTAAGGGAAAGTTTAAACAGATGATCATGCAACCCTGGCAACATTTTATCCTTGGCAATCTGTATGGCTGGGTGCATAAAGAAACGGGATTAAGACGCTTTACAGAGGGTCTTATTTTTATTGCCAGAAAAAACGGAAAATCGGGACTTGCATCTGGAATTTCCATCTATGGTTGCACAAAAGATGGCGAACGGGGGGCCGATGTATATGTATTAGCCAATAGTATGAAACAGGTCCGCAAGACCATTTTCGATGAATGTAAAAAAATGATCAAAGCCTCCCCGCAGCTAAAGAAAAAAATGAAAGCATTACGGGATGTGATCGAATACAAGCAAACCAATTCAATCATTGAACCTCAAGCGTCTGATTCAGAAAAACTGGACGGGTTAAACACACATTTGGCGGTATTTGACGAGATTCATGAGTATAAAAATTACGATTTAATCAACATCATCAAAAACTCAACAGATACACGGGAACAGCCTTTGCTACTGTATATTACGACTGCCGGCTATCAGCTAGACGGTCCCTTAGTAGATTATTATGAGCTTGGTGCAGATGTCCTTGAGGGTGTAGTTTCAGACGAACGCACTTTTTATTATATGGCTGAATTAGATAGTGAAGAAGAAATCGATAACCCCGACATGTGGGGGAAAGCCAATCCTAACTTAGGGGTCACCTATGACCTTGAAAAGCTGAAAAATGCGTGGGAGAAAAGAAAAAACATTCCTGCTGAACGATCAGATATGATTGTCAAACGGTTCAATATTTTTGTAAAAGCAGATGAAATGTCTTTTATTGACTTCAACACGCTTAGGAAAAATAACAAGCATTTAGATATCGATTCCTTAAACGGGAAGACGGCTATAGGATCTTTTGACCTATCAGAGTCAGAGGACTTCACCTCAGCCTGTCTTGAATTTCCGTTAGATACGGGAGAAATATTTGTGTTATCTCATTCTTGGATACCTCGAAAGAAAGTGCTGGCTAACAATGAGAAAATACCATACATGCAGTTTGTAGAGGATGGATCGTTGACGGTTTGTGAAGCCGAATATGTGGAGTATGAGATGATTTATGACTGGTTCGTTAACCATTCCAAAACATTCAGTATTGAAAAGATCGCTTACGATAGGGCGAAGGCGTTTCGTCTGGTTAAGGCTTTAGAATCCTACGGATTTCAAACCGAGATTGTCAGACAGGGAGCCGAGACACTAACCAAACCACTTTCCGACTTGAAAGAAATGTTTTACGACGGAAAAGTGATAACGAATGAAAACAAATTACTCAGATGGTATATCAATAACGTGAAATTAACCCAGGATCGTAACCGAAATTGGCATCCGACGAAACAAAACAGATACCGGAAAATTGACGGTTTTGCAGCGTTATTAAATGCTCATGTTTTCGTCATGGAAAAGCTTGTAGCGCCGAAAGGAAATGGAAACATTGAATTTCTTTCTGTCGGCGATCTCTTTCATTGAGAGGAGGTGGAAATGTGAAATGGTTTGGAAAAATGAAATCTGCCGTGAGAGGGGCTATATCAGGCTGGAAAGGCGGCTCCGGTGATTTCTCCACGTGGTTTGGGCGAAGGTTCTGGGGAATCGATAACACGAAACTGGCGACCAATGAAACCATATTTAGTGTGGTGAGCCGCCTTGCAAATGCCCTATCTTGCCTGCCACTGAAACTATACAAAGACTACGACATTCAAATGAATGAGACAGCGGATATGCTGATTCATCACCCAAATCCTAATATGTCCGGGTTCGAATGGCTGAATAAAATGGAAGTCTCCCGCAATGAAACAGGAAACGGCTATGCCGTGATTATGAGGGACATCAGGCTACAGCCTGAGGCCTTAATTCCGATTGACCCGGTTTATGTGACCCCTATTCTCAATCAAGATGACGGCCATTTATGGTATGAAGTACGGGGAATAGACGGAACGTATTACCTGCACAACATGAACATGTTTCATGTGAAGCACATCACGGGCGCGGCTCGCTGGAAAGGGATTAGTCCCATCGAGGTGCTGAAAAATACCCTGGAATATGACAAAGCAGTTCAAGAATTTAGTTTGTCTGAAATGCAGAAGAAAGACAGTTTTATTTTGGAATATGGGGCAAGTGTAGACACTGAAAAAAGACAGCGAATTGTAGATGATTTCAAGCGATTTTACAAAGAAAATGGTGGAATCTTGTTCCAAGAGCCAGGAGTAACGGTGAAAAATATGGAGCGTAAGTATGTGGCTTCGGACACACTGGCTTCCGAAAAAATCACACGTTCCAGAGTGGCGAATGTGTTTAATTTGCCTGTGAATTTTCTCAATGAGGAAGGACAGGGAAGCCATGCAGAGCAAATGATGATCCAGTTTGTCCAAATGACGTTAACGCCTACCGTACGTCAATATGAGCAGGAAATGAATCGAAAACTGCTCACGTCAGAAGAAAGACAAGCCGGATATTACTTTAAATTTAATCTTGGCGCACTATTACGCGGAGACACGGCAGCAAGAACACAATTTTATCAAATGATGCTCCGAAGCGCTGGGATGAAGCCGGATGAAGTCAGGATGTATGAGGATTTACCGCCAGAAGGCGGAAAGGCATCGGAGCTTTGGATATCCGGTGACATGTACCCTTTAAACATGGATCCGGCAGAGCGAAAGGGGGTGAAAGAGCGTGGGGAAACCAAAAAAGAACACGTTTTGGGAGATGAAGATGTCGGCTGACGATTCCAGTTCAGCGGACATTTTTATTTATGGGGATATCGTTACGTATCAATGGGACGAAGTCGACACAAGTGCAACCTCTTTTAAAGAGGACTTAGATCGCTTGGGTGACGTATCAAACCTGAATCTTTACATCAATAGTCCAGGCGGATCTGTTTTTGAGGGAATTGCCATTCATAATATGCTGAAACGGCATAAAGCAAAAGTAAATGTTTATGTAGATGCGTTAGCGGCATCGATTGCAAGTGTCATTGCCATGGCAGGTGACACGATTTATATGCCTAAAAATAGCATGCTGATGATTCATCATCCCTGGACATTTGCTTGGGGAAACGCCTCAGAAATGAGAAAAATAGCCGATGATCTGGACCGTATCGGCAATTCCAGCAAGCAAACTTATTTGCAAAAAGCTGGCGATAAATTGACGGATGAAAAATTGCAGGAAATGTTGGATGCAGAAACTTGGTTGTCGGCAGATGAGGCCTTTGCATACGGCTTATGCGATGTCGTTCAAGATGCCAATCAAATAGCAGCATCTATTAATGATGAAATCATGAATAGATACAAAAATGTTCCCAAACAGCTTGTTTCACAGCAAAAAACACCTATTTTCGATCAAGAAAAGGAAAAAAGACAGCAAATTGCAGATGATGCAAAGGTAAATGCGGCTTATATCAATACAATTTTAGGAGGAATATTTGAATGAAAACATTGTACGAGCTTAAACAAAATCTAGCCACCATTGGTCAGCAACTTCAAAAAACAGAAAGTGATCTAGCGGCCAAAGCTATCGATCCTAGCACTACGATGGAAGCTATTCAAGCCCTGCAAAAATCCAAAGAGGATCTGAAAATGCGCTTTGATGTCGTGAAACAGCAACATGATGCGCTTGAAGCTGAACAGGCGGCAAAACTAAAAGCGGACAAAGGAATCCAAAACACCGCAGATCCTGTGCAGAAGAAAATCCAGGCAAAGGCTGAACTCATCCGTGCCACCATGCAGAAACAAGCTGTTACGCAAGACGTGTTTCAGGCATTAGGGGATAACGATACGACAGGCGGTAACAAATTCTTACCTAAAACCGTATCGACGGACATTTTGGTTGAACCGACTGTGAAAAACCCATTGCGTCAACTTTCATCGGTTACACAGATTACAAACTTGGAAATCCCCAAACTCCATTTCACACTGGATGACGATGACTTTATTGCCGACACTGAAACAGCAAAAGAAATGAAGGCAGATGGAGATACCGTTACCTTCGGACGAAATAAATTCAAGGTGCTTGCGGGCGTGTCCGAGACGGTGATCAATGGTTCCGATGCAAATTTAGTATCTTATGTCGAAACGGCTTTGCAGTCTGGCGTAGCAGCCAAAGAAAAGAAAGTGGCGTTTGCAACCAAGCCCAAAACAGGGGAAGAGCATATGTCTTTTTATAAATCAGGAATTAAAGAAATTGTGGCAGAAAATATGTTTGATGCCATTACAGATGCGATTGCGGATCTTCATGAGGATTACAGGGAAAATGCTACAATCGTCATGCGTTACCAAGATTACAAGAACATTATCAAAATCTTAGCCAATGGCAGTGCAACGCTGTATACGGCACAGCCGGAACAAGTATTGGGCAAGCCGGTTGTATTTTGCGACTCTGCGGAGAGTCCGGTCATTGGCGATTTTACCTATTCGCATTTTAACTATGACTTAAATGCGCTATATGATCGAGAAAAAGACGTAAAAACAGGCATTGAACAGTTTGTGGTCACCGCTTGGTTTGATCACCAAATCAAATTGAAATCTGCATTTCGGATTGCCAAAGTACAAACTCCCTAATCCGTCTCCGGGGGAACCGGAGCAACCAGAGAAACCCGAACAACCAGAGAAACCAGAAAAGCCTGAACAACCCGAACAACCGAAGAAGGAATCAGAAGAAGCTAAACCTGCTGGAACATCCAAGTCTAAGCGGAGTAAGGCGGATGATGTGAATGGCTAACATTTCTTTGGAAGAAGTCAAGGAATACCTGCGGATGGATGACGATGCGGGAGATCAGACACTCGCCATTCTCTTAGAATCCGCCAAAGAATATCTTGCCAATGCTGGAGTAACAGAATCCAATCATGCTTTGTACAAGCTTGCCGTGATGGTATGGGTTGCCATCCATTATGAAATGGATGATAGGACGCTGGATAAACTCAAACAATCGCTGCAAACGATGATTTTGCAATTGAGGGAAGTGTCTGCAACATGAACCCGGGAAAGCTAAATAAGAGGATCACAATCAAGAAGCATGAGCCTCTCCCAGATGGAGCAGGAGGCTATGAAGATGATGACGGTCTAGCGGATGTAGCCACGATCTGGGCTAACATTAGGCCGTTACGAGGACGCGAATACTGGCAGTCCCAGCAAACGCAAGCAGAAGTCACACACTCTATCATGATCCGCTATAGAAAGGATATCGACCGCTCACATGTCGTCAACTACAGTGGGCGGCTCTTTGATATCCAGCACATCATCAATGTGGATGAAGCGAATCGCACGTTGATCCTTCATTGTGTGGAGAAAATCTAATGGCGAACATCCAAGTGTTAGGGGTACCAGAGACGGTACGGAAGATCGGACTATTTGAAATGGAAAGAAAGCAGGCTGCCATCGTGCTGGTCAAGAAAACTGCAACCAGCATCCAAAAAGAGGGAAAAAGTTTAGCCCCCTCATCTCCTGCCGGCAGAAAGAAATCCAAAGGCAAACCCGGCGATTTGAAAAGAAGCATTCGCCCGAAATATATGGAAGGTGGACTTTCCGCGACAGTTGTTCCCAGGAAGCCAAAAGGAGCGCACCGTCATTTGGTAGAGTACGGCACACGGCAGAGGAGAAATAAAAAGGGCGCAAATCGGGGGAAAATGCCGAAAAAACCGTTTATGTCTATAGCGGAAAGACATGCCGAAGGCAGGTATAACAAGGAATTGGAGAGGATTTTTAGCCGTGACGAAACTATATGAAGTACAGGAGGCTGTATACAGGCGTTTAACGTCGGATACGGCTCTTATGCCGATGATTAAAGGGGTATATGACTATGTGCCAGAAAAAACGTTGCTGCCCTATGTGACGTTTTCTCGTGTGTATTCGGAACCTTTCGAAACCAAAACAAGCACAGGTGAGATTGTTACGCTTACCCTTGACGTATTCTCTGAAGCAAAGGGAAAGAAAGAGTCCATCCATATCCTGAAACAAATAGAAGCATCTTTAACCCCAGAATTAGAGGTTGAAGGTGCTTTTTTGATGGATCAATCCGTGGTGAGCCGGGAGGTTCAGGAGATCGCGGAATCCCTGTATCAGGCGACGATCGAATACAAAATAAAACTGGATTGGAGTGAATAGCATGGCGACTAAATTAGCAGGCATGAAGTGCAAATTATTCGTTGGAAGCGCTAAGGAGAAAGGAAAAATTCTTGCTGGCCAACGAAGTGCAACCATCAGCCGAAGCGCTGAGACGATAGATGCGACGAGTAAGGACACGGAAGGCTACTGGAAAGAATCCCTACAAGGGTTCAAAGAATGGTCGATTGATGCGGACGGCGTGTTTGTCGAAAGTGACCAAGCGTATAAAGAGCTTGAAGATGCTTGGTTAAATAGTGAAAACGTAAAAATCTACATTGAACTCCCGAGTGGGCGCAGGTATGCCGGAGAGGCGACCATTACCGATGCGTCACTTGAAATGCCGTATGACGATTTAGTGACCTACTCGTTAAGCTTCCAAGGCAGTGGAGCCTTGCAAATGATCGAAACCATTCCCGGAAAAGGAGAAACGAAAGAATGAAAAAAGTAACCGAATTTCATTTGGAAGACGCGGTATACAAAATCCGGATCACCTATTCCACCTTGTTAAAAATGCGTGATGATGGTATCGATATGATGACCGAAAAAGGGTCTGCGGAAATTAAAAAAGACCCTGGGAAGCTCGCGAAAATCTTCTGGTTCGGACTAAATGGGGTAAAAGGGCAAGAATATACCTTCGAACAGGCGATGGACATTTTGGATGATATTTTATCGGAAATCTACATGGAAGATTTCATGGAGATCCTTCAAGATTCCGTTCAAATTAAGTCTCGCCAGGCAGAAGAACAGATAGCAAAAAAAAAGAAAAAGAAATAACGATCGATGAATATTTAGAGCAGTGTATGCAGGCTGCTTTGATTGATCTGCGTCTGTCCATGAGTGATTTTCTTGAGTTAACACCCTGGGATCTCCATCTTTTACTAGACAGACATTTCGAAAAGATGAAGGAAGATGCTCAATTGTTAAGAAACGTCATTGTGAATGCGGAAGTGAATGTAAAGAGGAAAAAAGGAACAAGTGAAATTCCACTGTTTGAGGATAAACGAAACATGAGCATAGAAGAAAAAATAGAAGAGCGAAAAGCATTGTTCGGGTAGGCGTGCGGAGTTGTACGCCTATTTTTATGCCCAGAAAGTGGGGTGAAGAAATGAAATGGCGTTAATTGTGAAAATCGGGGCGGACATCCGAAGCTTTGATAAGGAAATGAAAAAGCTGACCAAAGATACGGAGACGATAGGAAAAAAGTTTACGGGTGTTGGAAAGGCACTAACTGCCGGTTTAACGGTTCCGGTCGTAGGTCTTGCGACCGCCTCGATCAAAATGGGCATGGATTTTGAGGCGGCCATGTCCACCGTAAAAGCCATCACAGGAGCGACGGGAAAAGACTTTGATGATCTGCAAGAAACGGCAAAGGAATTAGGGGCTACGACTGTTTTTAGTGCCTCAGAAGCCGCAGAAGGCATGAAATACTTAGGATTAGCCGGTTGGAATGCACAAGATATCATATCGGCCATGCCCGGGATGTTAGATTTAGCGGCTGCTGGTGCATTGGAGTTAGGAACAGCAGCAGATATCACCTCAGATACCATGCAAGCCTTTGGCATGTCCGCGGATCGGGCCACGCACGCGGCAGACGTGTTTGCGTATGCCTCGTCAAATTCCAATACAACAGTAGAAATGCTCGGGGAAGGGATGAAATACCTTGCGCCTGTCGCTAACCAATTCGGCTGGTCGTTAGAGGAGTCTTCGGCAGCGATGATGTTTTTGGCAGACGCAGGACTCAAAGGGTCTATTGCCGGGCAGGCTTTTGCCTCCTCCTTAACACGACTGGCGAAGCCGACCGCTGAAATGGAAAAAGTCATGAAGGCTACAGGGATTTCGTTTTTTGATGCGCAAGGGAAGATGAAAAGCATGCCGGATCTCATTGCAGAAATCGAAAAGGGTACCCAGGGGATGACCGATCAGCAAAAATCAGCGACGCTTTCCACGCTATTTGGCGCAGAAGCTTACAAACACTGGGCTATCTTGCTTGGTAGAGGCTCTGACCAACTTCAAACCATGACAACGAACCTGGAGCAATCGGATGGAACAGCCAAACAGATGTCCGATACGATGACTCAAAACCTACAAGGTTCAGTCAAGGAGATGGCCTCTACTTTTGAGAGTGTGGCTTTGATCATCTATGATAAGTTGAAGCCTGCTCTAGAAGCCATTGTCAAAAAAGTCACCGAAGTGTTGAAATGGTTTCAAGGGCTTTCTCCAGAAATGCAAAAAACAATCAGCATCATTGCAGCAGTTGCCGCCGCTATTGGTCCGTTACTCCTCATATTGGGCACCGCTACAAAGGTGATGGGAGTCATGAAAGCAGGTCTTGCCCTACTGAGTCGCTCATTTTTAGGGCTTTTGGGCCCTGTTGGCCTTATCATAGCCGCCATCGCTGGCGTGATCGCCATCATCATGAATTGGGATAGCATCAAAGAGTTTTTTATTAATTTGTGGAATTCCATCGTATCGTACCTGTCCGAGGCGTGGGAAAGCATCAAATCAGCATGTTCCGCTGCCTGGCAGTCTATCTCGGATACCACCAGCGAGGTGTGGAATAGTATCAAAGATTTTTTCGTGGGCCTGTGGAACGGCATTGTGGACACTTGCTTAGCGGCCTGGCAGTCTATCTCCGATACCACCAGCGCGGTCTGGAATGCCATCAAGGATTTCTTGGTGGGGATTTGGAACGGGATCGTCGAGTTTGTGACCCCTATCTTTGAGACGATTGGATCGATTATCCAAGGGGTTTGGGATGTTATTTCTACGGTAACCAGTGCCGTTTGGGGATATATTACCCAGTATTTAAAAGCAATCTGGGACGCTCTTATGTATGTTGCGACCCCCGTTTTTGAAGCTATAGGCGATTTTATTGGCTCCGTTTGGAACACGATTAAAGAGGTGAGCAGCACGGTATGGAATGCGATTAAGAGCTTTTTAGTAGGTCTGTGGAACGGCATCGTTTCCGTTGCAACTCCTATCTTTCAGGCCATCGGCGATTTTATCGGTTCCGTGTGGAATACCATCAAAACCGTGAGTGCTGCCGTCTGGAATGGCATTAAAAGTTTTCTGGTGGGTCTGTGGAACGGTATCGTATCCATTGCTACCCCCGTCTTCCAAGGCATCGGGGACTTTATTTCATCCGTTTGGAACACCATTAAAACGGTCAGCAGTTCCGTTTGGAACGGGATCAAAAGTGTTCTGCAAAGCGTTTGGGATGGGATTAAATCGGCAGCAAGTGCTGTATGGAACGGCATGAAAAGCGTCATTATTGAGCCGGTTAAGGCCATTACAGAAAAAGTAACCAGCGCTTTTGAGGGGATGAAAGGAATTGTATTGGATGTGTGGGAAGGCATTAAATCAGGGATCAAGGCTGTACTAAACGGGATTATTTGGATTATCAACAAGTTTATCGATGGCTTTAACCTGCCGGCTGAGCTATTAAACAAAATTCCCGGGGTAGACGCACCGATCATTCCCCATATTCCCATGCTTGCAAAAGGCGGTAATGTATTTGGATCTGGGTCTGCCATAGTCGGGGAAGCTGGTCCGGAACTCATTGAAAAGAGTGGAAGCAGTGTGAGAGTCACGCCTCTATCTGCCGGAGAAAAGGCACGCGGCGTTTCTAGTGGTGGGTATACTGCCAACATAAACATCTATACGGACAACGCTTCACCTGCGGACATGGCACGCAAACTACGCCGGGCTCAACAAAGACAAGGCTTAGAATGGGGGTTTGTCACATGATCACTTTTACAAATTCTCGCGGTCAGAGCATTAACATTGACAAATCCCCATTCAAGCTGATTGATTTTGACCCGGGACGCGCAACCACGAACTTTCAGACCGGAAAGTCTGCTAACCAGGATGGGGAAATCTATATTGATAATTACCTTGAACCGCGAGAACTCAAAATGGAATTATTGATTGTCTCGAAAGACAGTAAGCAGCGGTTGGAACTGGAGAGAACATTAAATCAAATTTTTAATCCAAAATTAGGTGAAGGAAAGTTAGTATACGCATCTGCTGGAGGACAAAGGGCTATTCAACCAGTTCCTGACGGTTCTCCTATCTTTCTTTCAGGTTACGATAAAAAAACGCCTAAAGTACGCCGGATTTCTATCCCCCTCATTGCTCACAATCCTTACTGGTCAGATGTGAATCCAACAAGCCGTCAGATGAGCTATGTCATGGGAGGCTATAAGTTTTCCCTTCGGCTGCCCGTGTCATTTTCTAAACGGTCGTTTCAGCGCGGCGTTGAGAATACTGGGGACGTAGAAACGCCCGTGAGCATCGAATTTAGAGGGCCAGCTCAGAATCCCACCGTGTATAACCGAACCACGGGGCAATTCATCCGGGTTAAACGGGATTTAAGTGAGAATGACATTCTTCATATTGACACTACATTTGGAAAGAAAAGAGTCGAAATTGTCCGCGCAAGCGGTAGGGTGGAGAATGCGTTCCACTACATCGATCTCGCCAGCTCATTTTTTCAACTGGTGGTTGGAAAAAACATACTGGAGTATAACAGCGGAAATGATAGTAGCAAAACAAAAGTGATCGTCAGCTATAAAAACCGATACGTGGGGGTGTAAGGATGGAGCCTATCAGACTCATCGACACGGATTTTAATCTTTTGGGTGAAGTAGATGCTTATACATCTCTGCAATGGATCAGGCGCTGGCACAGACCCGGTGAGGTCGAATTGCATATACATCCTTTCATGCAAAATGCAGATAAGCTCCAAGAAGACGTGATCCTATTTAAAGCTAGTCGCCCGCAAGAGGCGGCCATGATTAAGTATCGGGAAATTACGATGGGTGAAGATGGAGAAGAGGAACTCATCATTAAGGGTAGTATGCTGGCTAATCTAATCGGGAGGCGTATCACGTACCCGCCCGAAGGAAAAGCCTATGACTATATGAACGCGCCCATCGAAACCATTGTAAAGCAAATAGTAAAACATAATTGTATAAATTCAGTTGACCGAGAACGTAGTATCCCAGGTTTCATTTGTGCGCCTGACCAAGGACGCGGGGAGAAAATTCAGTTTCAGACCAGATATAAACCACTGGCCGAAGAAGTGGAGAAACTGAGCTTGATGTCTCAAATGGGTTGGGAGGTGTCGTTAGATATCGAAAATCGATGGTATGTGTTTGACATGCTTACCGGACGAAACCTAACGGCGGATCAGGATATACGCCCTCCTGCTATTTTTTCCACGGACTACGATAACATCGAAAGCCAAAGCTATATAAGTAGTGCAATTGGACATAAAAACATAGCTGTGGTCGCAGGGCAGGGTGAGGGAGAAGATCGAAAAATCGTTACGGTAGGTACATCAACAGGTCTAAATAGGCATGAAATGTTTGTGGATGCCAGAGACGTTGGGACTCAAGAGGAGGGCTCAGAACCTCTCTCAGAAGAACAAATCAGGAAAATGCTGGCGGATCGGGGACACGAAAAACTATCCGAAGTAAAAAGGGTAGCATCCCTCGAAGCCAAGATACTTACAAAATCTAATCTAACCTATCGTAAGGACTATGACTTAGGGGATGTCGTAACTGTGCTAAATCGCCAGTGGGGACTGACAATGAATACAAGAATCACAGAAGCTGTAGAGGTTTACGAACCTGGGGGTATTCGTGTTGATGTGATTTTCGGCAACAGTATTCCTACACTTGCGGAAGCAGTTAGACAAAAATTAAGGAGTTGATAAGCTTGGCAGAAACCTACAGATTTTTTGACTCGACGGATACGGACGAGCGACTCTACACGGCAGACGAATTTGCGGAATATTTCAGGCAAGTCCTTAGTGACGGCATATTTAACGGCGGAACAAATCTTAAGGTAGAAAGTACGGGCAAAAACATGGAAACGTATATTCAACCGGGCTATGCCTGGTTACAGGGGTACTTGTATGCCGTCAAGGATACGAAGCTAAATCTACAGCATCCCTATCCACATGCCACGCTAGACCGCATTGACCGAGTCGTAGTAAGGTTGGACAAACGTCTAGATCATCGATACGTAAGGGCTTTTGTCAAAGAAGGGACACCCTCGACTACTCCCAGCCCTCCTGCATTAACACGTAACGATAACGTGTTTGAAATCAGTCTAGCACAAGTAAAGATTGTAAAAGGTAAATCTTATATCGAAGCCTATCAAATCACAGACGAGAGGCTCAACAAAACCGTTTGTGGCATTGTGAACTCTCTTATACAAGCCGACACGACTACGATTTTCAACCAATTCCAGAAATGGTTTGAAAGCCGTACAGCAGACTTTGAAAAAGAGTGGAAAGAATGGCTGGAGAAGATGAAAGATCAAGGGGGAGGGAAATTTGGTGTAACATCCGTCAATGGTAAGACCGGGGATGTAATACTGATGGCCAAACATGTAGGGGCCCCAAGTATAAATGATCTCAGAGCATACGCCCTGAAAGGCGAACCCGCGGGGCAGTACACGCCTACGTTTTTGAATGGTTGGTACGTACAAGCAGGTGAAGTCAAAGGGGTTTGCTACTACAAGGATCAATTCGGCTACGTCCACCTTTATGGCACTTGCTCAGGGACTAAAACTGAGTTTGGCACACCTTTATTCAACCTCCCGGCTGGGTTTCGTCCAAGTGGTGTAATCCGCGTTGGTTGTCTGATGATCGACTTTGCAGACTACTCCAGATCTATTCAATTTCTAGGTGTATATCCCAGTGGAGAGGTATTGATAGAAAGTTATGGGTTACCCGGTTTTGTCTCGTTTAGCATTTTCCCCTCCTCATTTTACGGGCAAAGGTAGGTGTTTGAGATGGATAAGATCATACAAGCGAGTCGGGTAGACAAAGCAGGTAAATATGTAGAGGCACTGGCACTGATAGAGAAAGACGACAAGTATTTTAATCTTTTGGATCAAGAGGTACCCATAGACGAAACCGTTGTTTTTGATTCACTACCTATGCCGATTTATACGCCTATTTGGGATTTTGAGAAAAAAGTCTGGAAAGAGGGACTTTCAGCTGAGGAAATTGATCAGATCAAAAATCGCCCAGATCCTCCAAACCCAATGAAGGTCATGGAAAAACAGATCGAAGCGCTGCAAAAAGCAATGAATTATGTCCTAGTCGACCAAGAGGAGGCGAGCTGATGAAAAGTGAACTGTATCCCCATTTCTACTATTGTTGGCAGAATCAGACGGTAACTCCAAAGCAGTTGAAGCGAGCCGTAGAAAAAGGGTTTATCACGGAAAAAGAGCGTAAAACAATATGTAAAGTGGAGGTGAGGGATGATGGAAGACCAAATTTTTAATACAGTACTGAACACGGGAGCCTTTGGGGCTCTTTTTGTTTGGCTGCTTTTTACCACGATGAAGAAAAATGAAGTACGGGAGAAGGAGTATCAGAAGACTATTAGTGAGAACCAGGAAGTTATCCGGGAGCAAGCGAAGTCTTTTAGCCTTCTTTCTAGTGATATTGCCGAGATCAAGGGGATTCTTAAAGGAAAACCCGGGGAAGGAGAAATCCAATGATGGAAATCAGAGAAATGCTAGTAGACCCAAGTAAATATGGCATCAAATGTCCGAACAAGATGACACCAAAATATATTACGTTTCACAATACGGCTAATGATGCGCCTGCAGAAAATGAGATCCGTTATATGATCGGTAACAATAACGAGGTTTCGTTCCACGTTGCTGTGGACGATAAGGAAGCAGTTCAGGGAATTCCTTTTGATCGAAACGCCTGGCATTGCGGAGATGGAAACGGAACAGGAAACCGTCAATCCATCGGCGTAGAGATTTGTTATTCCAAGTCCGGCGGTAACCGATATTATAAGGCCGAGGACAATGCGGCTATTGTCATTGCCCAACTAATGAAACAGTTTTGTATTCCTATTGAGAATGTGGTTCCACACCAGCACTGGAGTGGTAAATACTGTCCGCACAGAATGCTGGATGAAGGAAGAATACCAAGCTTTATAGAGCGAATTAAACAAGCATATGAAGGAGAGGAAGACGACATGAATAGAACCTTACAACTGGAAGATTGGCAATGGAAACAGCTTTTTGACAATATGGGGAAAGCCTGGAATGCAGGTAAGTTTACTGATTGGAATTGGATGGTCAAGATAGAAAACCACTCGCTCACAGTCGACGAATTGGTATGGTTGAACAACCACATTTTGGCGAGTAGCCTGTAGGGGGTCAATATGAATATAGAAATCACAGATGTTGTCATTGTTGCGGTCATAGTCGGTTTTGTTGAAATGGCGAAAGGAATCGGACTACCGGTTCGCCTGGCCCCGGTTTTATCCGTTATACTGGGTATTGCGACTGGAGTTGTTTACTTCCCAGGTGATATAAAGACAAGCGTTATGTTTGGCATTGTCTCCGGTCTCACTTCATGCGGGCTATATAGTGCTGGTAAGAGTGCTGTGAAAAAGGAGCAGTAATGATGGACTCGTGGTAAATTACAAGGTTTATTCAAGGTGCTAGTATAAGGATACAATCTTCTAGTAAGACCTCGTCAAGCGCGATTGTGGTATCCGTAAGCTGCTTAGGTGGTAGCCGCCACGAGGCAAGGGATTGTTAACTGGACAATACAGGAAGAGCCTTAGAGGAAGCACCTCAAGGCTCTTTAGACTTTTCCAAATGGTTCCATAACGAACATGGGAATGTTTAAGTTTCTTAATTCTTATAGCGTTTTTTTATTTCTAGCATACACCAAAAGAAATAAACCTAATACAATAAGAAAAACCCCAGTAATGAAAGTATAAATTGGTATATCCCATATTTCTGAAGGAATTATTTTTTTTATAGTTTCTATATCTGGTACTGGCTGGTGAAAACTATGAAATATAACTATTTTTTCTAACCCGCTAATACCTAAAAGGAATATCCCCATAGTTAAAATCGCAATACTAAGTAAAATCATCATTCACTCCTCTTTTAATAAATTATTAGAGTTTACGCCTTAATTAACTAGGTGTAAACTCTGAATCTAATCAAGTATTATTCTACAACAACACTCCAAATACCATCTGTGAAACCTTGTGGAGATTTTACAGGACATGATGCGTACATCATTTCACTTACACCAATTTCATGGTAGCCTGTAATGTCGGAATAAGCATAATGCATATAGCCCCTGACATGATTTCTAAGAGGATTAAAAGTAATATAGCCTCTTTTACCTTTGGGGATATTATAATTAATGCCTATTTGAGATTGAGTTGCGGTGGACCAACTATACCCAACTCCTAAACTTCCCCTAATGAACGGCATTTCGCTGATATTAACATTAGTAGAGAATGATTCTGTCGTTTGTATTGAATTAGTAACACTTACATGACAGTATGTAGGTTGACTTGATGGGCAATCAACTATCGGGGAAACTCGTTGCGGACCTTCGCTTTGCTGCCACTTCAAATCTACTTCAAACCAGTTCCTGTTTATTAAACTAGCTCTTTTGGCTCTTTGAATAGTATCATATTTCTTTAAATTGCTATTTTGCAAAAGGTTAATATTTTTTTCTTGTGGATCTGGTAATTCTGATCGGTCTACAATTTTTTTATATTGATCAAGACTAATTTTCTCTCCAGTTGATGTGTAGGATTCGATAATATAGTTATTGTTTTTCTTATCGTATAAAGCTGGTAATCCATCTTTTGTAGTAAAAGAAAGACTACTAGTAGAGTCAGTAGAACTAGTATGTTGTGCATTTGCGAACGTAGGTGAATTGATAAATAAAATACTTAATAATAAAACCAAACCTAAATTTTTAAAAACTCTTTTGTTTAATTTCATAACATCGCTCCTCCTATTTTTATCCTACAATACAATTCTAAGGAATTAGAGATAAAAAGCAATACCTTTTCTAAATTTTTGTTAAGTTTATCGGGTAGCACTTGATGTTTGCTAGCAGTTGCTCGCTTTCTTAAGATCAAGTATGTTTATTTTAAATAGAGTCAAGGGGGGATGTTAAGGGATATAACTTTAAATTTTGAAAAAATAAAAAAAACCTTGACAAAAGCTCTTTGCAACCATCTCACCCAAAAGACCGCGATTTTGCAACCAAACTTAATCAGCAATACAAAAAGAGCGCAAAGGATCAGTTTCCTAGGCGCTCTCAGCTTTAGCAATGTGCAAAACAATAGCTCCCAAAAGGGAGCCATCATGAAAATGTTCGGTGGGAAATCAACAATTCCTATATAAGAGTAGCATTCTTAACGCCACCTTACAAGCCCATGCGGCCTATTTCTAAGACATGCTATATAAGTCCAAGCATGTTCTGATCTCTATCATAGGATATATAGAGTCTAAGGAAGGGAATGTTACTTATATGGGTGAGACGTATGGGTATAAAGGCTTCACAAGTACAGGAGCGATTCTAGTCCTGTTCATTTTATTGGTTATTGTTTCTCGGACCTTTTTGTATTAAACAAGTGTGGGAGAAATAGGATAACCTGTCTTAGCGGCAGGTTATTTTTGTGCAAAATAAAAAGCCCCGAAGGGCTATACAAGTCTATTTACCAAGATCAATAGTTGCAGATTCACCAGCTTTAAAACCAATACCACTAGCTACTTGTAATTTCAATCCGCTTATATCCGCAGGTATTTCAAAAACGACATTACCCTTTTTGGCGATATTAGGGTTAATCTCAGAAAGGAACATTTTATTTTCCGATGAATTAACGTATAGATCCCCGTCGCTCAAAGGACTATATTCAGATCCCTTGTCATCAATGATTTTGAACATGGAGGTATCAACTGTACGGGAATCTTTGTCTAAATTCTTAACAGATACATCAACAATTAAGAATTGGTTTTCAGTTTTCTTTTGCAAGAATTCATTTTCGCCAATAGTCTTATTCTCTTTTATGCCATTTACAGTCACTTCAAATTTGCCGACAGTAGTTGATTCTCCAATTTTAGCTGTTTGTTCTTTCTTCTCTGCGCTTTGTTCTTGCGATGGCGAAACTGAAGCTTGATTATCTTTCTTTCCACTAGCCCCCGCTATTGCAACTATCACTACAATAACAATCAACCAAAACCACCATTTTTTAAAAATCTTCATGCGTCTTTTCAACTCCCAAAGTTTATGTATTTAATCCACATGAAACAGTTTACATTCTAAATATGGAACAAGCAATATGAAAATTTAGTATTGCATTTAGTATATAACATAGTATATAAAATAAGATATACGAATGAATGCTAATAGGAAATGGTTAAGGAGATGGAATAAATCGGGGATAACTTGACGATTTCTTTCGGCCTTATACATTTTGTGGAAAAAGCCGAAACTAAAAGTTTCAACATTTATCTGTTTTGTTCGTTTTTTGGTATAAATTGATCTTTGTAATATTAGAGACACTAAATTTATAATAGAAATAGAAAAAAAGGAGGTGACTGAATGATGGATTGTGAATTTGTTTACATAGTCTTCCATGTTAAAACGTTTGTTTGATTCGGAAGTTTTTGAAAACGGTTTTATTTCATATTTTATCCATAATTAATTAGAGGAAAAGTCGCATTTAGAAGTGGGGGAAGTAATGAACGTGGCATCAATACTTATAACAATAGGGAGGGACATTACTTATCTTAGAACCAGTTGCGGGTATTTTGAAAAAGATTTATTGTCCGTCAGAACTTCCCGGGGTAATCCTGCTTTTGATCAATCAAACTACAACAAACAAGAGGTGAGTCAGATTAAAAAGCAAGTTGACTTATCAAATTTTTTTGAAATGGGCAAGGGTAATCTAGACGATGAAATGATGCAGGAGAGTTATCGGAGGTTGGAGAAGAGAACCAAATGCAGGCTTTCCAAAAGATTGGAAACCAAAAGAAATCTGTTTCTTGAGGAAGGTGTCTCAAGGGAGGAAGTCAATAAACTATCAAAAATGGATGTCATTTTTGATGATGCAATATTAACGGAGATTTATCTTACCGTCGTCGAGGAAATGAATATGAAAAGCAAAGTAGAGCCTGTCATTTAAACAAAGACATAGAGGATGTACATTAGGTAGTTAATCAAGAAGAAGAGCCTTCTGCCTAAGGCTCTTCTTTAATTAAGAGTAACAAAAAGGTAACGCAAGGTCATGAAACAGCGTAATTTTCCGTTAAAGATATTACAGTGTATAAAGCGAAAAACCTTGATTTAGCGCGATTTTGTAACAATGCGTTAAATGTATTGCAAATTATCACGGTATATATCAGATAATGTAACATATCAAAAATTCTTGATAAATAAAGGGATTTTATACTTTTCACTTAAATAGGGTAACAATTGGGTAACACGAGGATTGAGTTAAAAGCTACTCATAAGTTCCGCGAACTTTTGGGAAGCTTCCTTCTTTTTGGGCTTCGTGACATGCAGATATATATTTTTAGTTGTTTCATCGCTTCTGTGTCCGAGTCGTTGCATAATCTGTTCTAAACTAACTCTTGCTTCTGCTAGTAATGATGTATGAGTGTGTCGTAAAGAGTGGGGAGTAAGTTTAGTGTTTAGCCCAGCAAGTTTGAGTAATCGTGTCATACGGAGGGCGACTAACTTTGGATAAGTTGGGAATCCAGCATTTTCTTCGCCTTGTTGAGAAAACACGAAATTTTTATCATGGTATGTTTTTCTAAAAAACATTTTGATTCTTTTTTGCTCAGCTTGTAGCTGCTCTAATTCGTCCAAAACTTTCTTATCCACAATAATCACTCTTTTAGATGATTTCGTTTTCGGAGTCAACAGAGTGTAATTTTTAATGTTATTATTCGGGTTGTAATAGGTCTTTGTAATACTAACTGTTTGTTCTGAAAAATCGATGTCAGACCATTTTAAGGCACAAAGTTCTCCAACCCGCATGCCGGTATAGGCCAAAGTCAAAAAAATAGCATAATCACGATCTAATCCTTTTTCTTTTGCTGTTTGAAGGAATAAGGCTAATTCCTCTTTTTCCATGTATTTTGGGATTTCTTTCTCTGTCTCTAAATCTTCTATGGTTCTTTGCCTTTTAGGTATTACAGCGGAGGAGGTTGGATCATTCTTAATTATTTTAAGTTCGATTGCCCGTTGAAAAATCATTCGGCCTGTTTGATGAGCACTGACTATTGTATTATTTGAGTACCCTTTGTCATGTAAATCTAGTAATGCATGCTGATACTGCTTTGCTGTAATGATAGAAATTCTAAGTTTTGCTAGATAGGGGAGTAGTAGTTTTATACCCTTTTTTCTAATCCTAACAGTGCTAATTTTGACGGTTCCAGTTGCCTGATACTCCGACAGCCATTCTTTGGCGTATTCCTCAAACGTATTATTTTTCTCCTCGACATATGTCCCTTGCGATAATTCGGCAACCAGTAGAGCAGCGGCTTCTTGAGCTTCGGTCTTAGTCTTGAAACCTCCTTTCTTCTTTTGTTTCCTTTTCCCTGTGTTTGGGTTAATCCCGACATCTATAATGTATGACCAAGTTGCACCACAAGAGCATTTTTTAGTTTTCTTTCCGGGGCATTTACAATTAGGCTTGTAGAAATGGCCTTTCATAGTAATACTTCCTTTCATTTGGATAGTGTGAATATTTTAAACTTGCTCATTCTTCTTTTTCAACTAGAGATAATTTTATGGCAAATTTAATCCGATTTAGTTGTTCTTTCGTTAGCGTTCTCTTATGACCAAGTTGGCGAGCTACAATTGTTAATAATTCGTCCTCAACCGAATATTTTTCATCATGGGGATTCTCTTTATGTTCATCTTTTTTATATTTTTCAACTAACTCATCGTGAATTTTAACACCATTTTCTAAAAACTCATGTAAAGGGATATTTAGGATTAAATCATCTTGCCCACTGTGACCAATATGCACGTAATCGCCGCCATTTTCTTCCCAAAAGGTTATTAAAAACCCAGCCTTATAAAACTTTTTAGAGAGCATTTCTAAATATTCTTCATAGTCTTTGATTATTGGTCGATTACTAGGAAACCCAGCAGATTCCAATAAATCATATTCGGAAACAATGCATTTTTCTTTGCCATCTAAAGCAATTTTCTTTACTGTCTCCAAGTTTGGGGGGGTGGATATCGAACCATTACATATATTGTTTAGTTCTCCCTTATCTACTCCGGTGTCTTTGGAAAACTGATCAATAGTTCTATTACCCTTGGCATAATTAACCAAACTCGTAAATTCAGTACGATTAAATCCATAAATAATTCGATCTAAAGATACATTAAAGTAGTCGGCTACTTTTTGAATCTTATCGATTGAGGGAGAATTTTTATCCCATTTATAAATGGAGCCTCTACCGAAATTTAACTCTTTTTCTAATGAAGGGATGGATATATTTTTCTGCTTACAAAGTGACTGAATACTTTCCAAAATAGACATAAAAGCGCAACGCCTCCTCTTTCGAAGAAAATTTAACAATATCATATTGACTAACTGCAAATATGCTGTTATTATGATCTCAACAGCTTAATTAATGGCAAAAAAGACAGCAAAAAAGTAGAGGGTATATAACCCCGTTTTTAAAATCGTTCCCCAACGACTTTTATTTTCTTGTGTCTTTCTTGTAATAGTAGAATATTTACTGTTGTTTGTCAATAATTAAGCTGTTTTTTAACAAAAAGAGGAAAGGCGGTGCTGTAAATATGCAGAATTATTCTGAGTTTGGTGTTGAAGCAAGAAAAATCATGTTAATAAAAGACATCAAGATGGTGGATATGGCTAAGGAATTAGGAGTTTCCCCAAGTTATTTAGGGGAAATTTTGAAAGGCACCCGAAAAGGAACGAAGCAAAAATCCAAAATTGCAGAGATGCTCGGCATGGAGAGTGAGGTAACAAAATGAACGAATTAATCCCAACTCGGTCGAACAAGCAAGGGAACTTACTCGTCAGCGGTCGAGACCTTCATGAATTTTTAGAAGTAGGTACTCGGTATAACGACTGGTTTAAACGAATGGTGGAATACGGATTTGTTGAGAATGTGGACTACATTGAAGTTACTCAAAAAAGAGTAACATCGCACGGTCGGGAACATGACATGGTTGACCACCATATCAAAATCGAAATGGCTAAAGAAATTTCCATGATTCAACGGAATGATAAAGGCAAACAAGCCAGGCAATACTTTTTAGACCTTGAACGAAAATGGAATAGCCCGGAAATGGTCATCAAACGAGCCCATGAGTACCTTGAGCAAAAAGTAGCCGCTTTAGAAACGGATAAGTTAGTGCTAACCCAACAGGTGAATGAACTACAACCCAAAGCTTCCTATTATGACATGGTACTCCAGAACAAATCGCTTTTGTCCGTTTCCAAGATTGCTAAAGATTACGGAATGAGTGCTATAGCTTTCAATCAAAAGCTACATGAATTAAAAGTGCAGTATAAGCAAGGAGACATCTGGCTGCTCTACGCTAAATATCAGGATAAAGGATATACGCAAACCACCACTCACGTAATCGACGCAGATAAGTCTAAAGTCAATACGAAATGGACGCAGAAAGGGCGACTTTTCATTTATGAGTTATTGAAGCAACAAGGAATCCTTCCGGTCATCGAAAGGGAATCTGAGGCATCATGACATCTGAGAGTATTGGAGGTTAAACACCATGGAAAACAAAAAAATAGATGAACTTCCAGATATTCTAACAGCCCTGCTAATAGCAAATTATTTGGGTATTTCTCGACGTAGAGTGTATGAATTATTCAAACTCAATCCGGAATATGGAGGAATCCCTAATTTTCAAATTGGGAAAACAAAATTTGCTCACAAGGATGATCTTACTCAGTGGATTGAAAACAAGATTAAAGAAAAATCTATGATTGCTACTGAAAGGAGTCTGAGATGAATCAATTAGTATTTATCGAAAACGGCAAAACAGTAACTGACAGTTTGACGGTTGCTGAGGTCTTTGGCAAGAGACATGCTGATGTATTACGGAGTATCCATAACCTAGAATGTAGCGATGATTTTAACGAACGCAATTTTGCGTCGGTTGATTACCTTGACGGAAAGGGCGAATCTCGCAGAAAGGTTGTCATGAGCCAAGACGGCTTTTCATTCTTGGTCATGGGCTACACCGGAAAAGAAGCTGCAAGGTTTAAAGAAATGTACATCGCCGAGTTCAACCGTATGAGGGAAAAGCTCACCAAACCACCACAAACGCAGCTAGAAATCCTGCAAGCCTCAATTGGGCAACTGGTGGAGCAAGAACGACGCTTAACTGCTGTTGAAAAACGGCTGGACGATACAGCGGAGCTTTTATCGATGACTCCCATTAACGGCCGCCAAAAGGTCATTGAACTAATTAAAAAAATTGCTGAATCACTTGGAGGTAGAGAAGCATATCAACAGGTTTGGAGGGATAGCTACGAGCGGCTAAAGTCACGTGTGAATTGTAAGTTGAACATGCGATTGGAAAATAAGAAGGATCGCTTAGCTAGGGAAGGTGCTTCTAAAACCAAGATCAACAAATTAACCAAGCTGGATGTCATTTTTGATGATGTGAAGCTAGCTGAGATTTATATAAGCATCGTGAAGGAAATGGCCATCCAATACAACGTAAAAGCAGATGCATCTTGATAACGTGCCACAGGTGGCGCACATAAACGACGCTAGTCTTCAAATGATTCTGTTAAAAAATGTTTTGGAGGAGAGATAGCATGAACAAGGAAATGGCAATTTTAAAAAATCCTCGCGAGCCGCGTATCCCAGCACGTAATGAGGAAGATAAAAAGGCTTGCGAAGAAATGGTATTGACAATTATGAACATGTTTGAGGCAGCAGGATATACGTACGATCAAGCCTATTTGACACTAGAAGCCGTAAATGACTCGCTTCTTTTTAGCTCTCGGTTTGTTTCAGTGAAGAATCGTTCCGAAGAGTTAAAAGACATTAAATATACGAGGTGAAAAGGATGAATCAAAAGCAACTGCAAGGTATAGCATCGCAAAAACGCACACTCGTCATATTAGATGGATATAACATTCAACAATCAATAGTTGATGGAAAAGGCAGAGACTCAAATGAAAGCCAACTCCAATTGGAATTGACTTTTTACTCAAATGACCTATCTGCGGTTAAGTTTGAGGACTTTTTACAAGATTTACAAGAGTTCATTAAGGAACGTAATAGACGTTATAAAGAGTTGGCTAGAAAAAGATCAGAGATTAACCAGTAAGAAAAAATTTAAGGGAGGAGAAACAGCATGAATCAATTACAAGTGTTTAACTTCACCGGAAAAGATGTTCGCGTGATTATGAAAGACGGTCATCCGTGGTGGATTGCGAAAGATGTCTGCGATGTGTTGGAAATTAAAAATAACCGTGATGCCCTTGGTCGCTTGGATGATGATGAAAAGGGGGTAGTTTCAACCGACACCCTTGGTGGAGCGCAACGAGTGCAGGTTGTAAATGAATCTGGGCTTTATTCTCTAGTTCTTTCAAGCCGTAAACCCGAGTCCAAGAAATTCAAACGTTGGGTGACACATGAAGTGCTTCCAGCAATCCGTCAAACCGGCACATACTCGCTGGCAGCCGACCCTTCGTATATGATTGATGATCCGATAAAACGGGCGGAGCAATGGATACAAGAACAGAAACAAAAACAGGAGATTGAGACAAAAGCACTCATGCTTGAACAGCGGGTGGCAGAATACGAACCCAAAATAAGTTACCTTGACCGAATCCTCCAATCTAAAGGAACGGTAACCATTACGCAGATTGCCAAAGACTACGAGATGAGTGGGCAGGCGCTGAACCAGATTCTACACGAGGAACGGGTGCAGTATAAGCAAAACGGGCAATGGCTCTTGTATCGCAAATATCACGATAAAGGGTACACAAAATCCGAAACCATAGATATCACACGCAGTAACGGCGATCAGGATGTAACCATGAATACACGATGGACGCAAAAAGGGCGCTTATTTATTCACGAGATATTAAAGAAACGTGGCATCGTGCCTGTGATGGATCGAGAGAAGAAAGGAGAAACAGCATGAAAAAAATTGAAGGATATATCACTGCTAATAACCCATTAGAAGATGAAATGGATTTGTTTCGCGCAATCCTGGACGTATGCATTGATTTAAAAAAGAGTATTAGTCCCACTGAAGCAACAATTCGGATTTTAGAAATTAAAAATTATTTTCACGAAAAGAAGGCTACTGCTGCAACGAAAGCCATCAAACCACCAAGAGAACGCGCGCAGTTAGAGAAAAAAGAACTTCAAGAAATATTTGAAGGTAATGAAAAATGGGCAGCTTATCGTGAGCCGAGTTGTTCCAGGCAAGAACTAACAATAGAGATGGAGGACATGAAATGAGCAAAACTAAAGAAATCCATGTAGGTTTCACATTTACCAAGAATTTAGGAAACTATGAAAACCTAAAAGTAGATGCGGCAGTTACGATGTCTGTCGATCCTGAAGATGATGTGGAAGAAGTTTATACCAGGGCATGGGCCAACGTGAAAAACCAGATTAGAAAAGGACTAGATAAAGCGAAAGGTGGATTTTGAGAATGGCAAATAACCAGATTACTTTAACCCCAGAAATAAATGAAGCTTTTAAACCGGAAGTTTTACAGGTAATTCGCACATCCATATGTCCTACAGCTAGTGATGCTGAATTCATGCTTTTTGCTCATAAGGCTGCGACATATCGCCTAGATCCATTCAAAAATGAAATCTTCTTCATTAAATATGGAAATACCGCCCGGATACAATTTGCCGCGGAGGCTTATCTGGCAAAAGCACGGGAAAAGGAAGGGTTTCAGCCACCAGATACACAGATGGTTTGTGAAAACGATGAGTTCAAGGTCAGCAAAAATCCCGAGACAAAGGAACTAGAAGTGTTTGAACATGAGATAGGGTTCCCTCGCGGGAAAATCATCGGCGCGTATTCTATCGCTTACAGGGATGGGTATCGCCCGGTAACCGTAGTCATGGATCGCTCTGAGGTAGAGCACATGTTTACAGGGCAAAACAAAGATAACTGGAATAAGTGGACGGCGGATATGTTTGGAAAGCATGTAGAGCAACGGGCTTTAAAAAAACAATATGGTTTGGAATTCGGGGACGATGAACCGTACCGGAGCCCGTCTGAGGAGATTCCTGCATATGAGCCTGCTAGGAAAGATATTACGCAGGAAGTAGATGTCACTGCTACTTCACCTGAGCCAAAGATAGAGCATCCCAAGCAGCAAACCACTGCTGAAACAGATGACGAAAAGCTAAGACAACTAAAGGCAGAAATGAAAGAGAAGTTTAAGAAACTCGGTATTACAACAAAAGAAGAAAAGGAGGCGTACCTTTCTGAACATTTCAAGATGAAAGGCGATAAACCCACTGTCCAAGAATTGACGGGACTTCTGAAAATGATGGACCTTCATATACAAGAGAAGCAGTCCGCGGATGAAGACGCACTGCCAATCTAAGGAGAACACAGTATGAACGTGAAAATCTTAGCCTCTGGGTCGTCTGGTAACTGCATTCATGTTCAATCCGGTGAGACTGGCATCTTAATAGATGCGGGTCTCCCAAAAACAAAAATAGAAAAGAGATTGCTAGCAAACAACATTGATCCTACTGCAATCAAAGCTATCTTCATTACTCATGCTCATTCGGATCATATTAAAGGTTTGCCGCTTGCAAACAAATACAAGATTTCGGTTTATGCGTCAGAAGGGGAATGGAAAGACATTGACTCTGTGGATGATGATCTTTGCAGGTTCATTATGAAGCATTCTGGGGCTTATACAGCGGTTGATCTTGGCGAGATCAAGCTTTCCCCTTTCTCAACCCATCATGATGCCTATGAGCCGCTAGGATACGCCATAGAGGATTGTTTAGGAGAACGCTGCTGTGTAGTTTTGGATACCGGGAGAGTGGACAACGACATGCTTCGATGTATGCAAGAGAGTTCACACATTATTATCGAAGCTAACCACGACCCGGACATGCTAGAGATGTCATCCTATCCAAATAGCGTTAAAGCACGCATTTTATCGCACATTGGGCACCTCAGCAACGATCAGACAGCGGAGGCATTGAAACGGCTTATCAAGGGTAGAGGGGAGCATATTTACCTTACCCATCTTTCAAACAATAACAACCTGCCAGCACTGGCAGAGGCAACGGTAAAACGAGCTCTTGCTAAAAGAGGGCTAAATGAAGGACAACACTACTATTTGGAGGTAATCGCATGAACTATTGCGCAGAATTTCCGGAAGAAAAAACTTACTCAGAGAAAGAGTACCACGAGTCGCTGAATAGGCTCACCCATGCAGCTACAGAAATTAAAAATCTGAATAGAGAAATAAACGAACTAAGAAATGAGCTAGAGCAAACCAAAAAAGAGTTGGAAACAGAGAAACGCTATGGCGTTCTGCGAATGACCATTCAGGAAGAAGTGGATGCTTGGTGTGTTGAACCATCAACTGGAAGTGATCCGAAGGATGCCGAAATACTGACAAAGCGCATATTACATGCGGTTGTTCCCTTTTGTAAACAGGCTTAAAGAAGGTGAGGTGAATGCAGGGGTACATCAAAGACTACAGGCAGGAATTGAAATCTGACATATGGTTAATGCCGCCCCTGTATCACCGGGTGTGGCAGTACCTAAAATACATGGCCAATCACCAGGACAATGAAATTCCTATGAATGATGGATCAAGGCTGAAAATCAGGCGGGGGCAATGCCTTACATCAATCAGAAATATAGCAAATGGAGTTGGTTACTATGAAAGGGCAGTTTGGAGAGAACCAAACCCTAAAACAATATCAACCGTCCTGGGTTGGCTTGAAGAAAACGAAATGATAACAATTGAACGCGGTCAAAGTAACAGACAGTATACACTGATAACCGTTATAAATTGGGAAATTTATCAGGAAACCGAGGATAAAAGTAACGGTAAAGTAACATCTTCTACTAAGAATAAGAAGAGGAGTAAAAAGTATTCGGAAGACAGCACCTATTACAAAATGGCAATTTATTTTTATAACCGGGTATCTGCTGTCGCGGAAGCCGAGGGGTTGCAGCATTTAGTTTTGAAAGCAGACCTTCAAAAATGGGCGGACGAATTCCGGAAGATTGTGGAGATTGACAAGATAGATAAAAAGCTAGCAAAAGAAGTCATGGACTGGGTTACTGAGGATTCGTTTTGGAGGACTAACATACTCAGTGCTAAAAAGCTCAGAGATAAGTTCAGCGACCTGGCTATCAAGATGCGAGCAGGAAAAGCCAGGCAACAGCCAGTCAAAATGAGCAAAAGTAAACAGCTAGAAATAGCAAAAGAAGAAGCGTTCAGGGAGTGGGTGGCAGATGGAAATGACCCAGCGGCATTCACCTTCAAACCACATTGAGGGAAATATCCTTGCGGAGCAGTCTGTTCTTGGGGCTATTCTAATGGATTCAGAGCGCATTGATGATATTCGGTTCTTGGAGCCGCGAGATTTTAGTCAAGAACAACACGAGCTGATTTGGAAAGTGGCTCTTTATCTGGATGGCATCGATAAGCCCGTCAATGTGCTCAGCGTGACAGAAATATTCACCCGGAGGAAAAGGCTCCACGAGATAGGCGGGGTAGACTATCTTTCTCAGCTCGTAGCAGCTTGCGCCAGCACGTCAAAGGCAGCCGTTGTAAACTCTGCCCAAATTGTCAGGAAGAACGGGCATAGAAAGAGACTCGTGGAACTATCGGAAGAGATTCGGGAAGTTGCAGAAGGTGCCTATGAAACAGATGAAGATATGTTTTCTGCTGTGGAAGACTTGGTGACGAATATCCGCCCTCAAGAGTCTGGGGAGATGAAATCTATGTCGGAGACCCGGGAGGACTACCGGAAGCATCTGAAAAGTAAGGCAGAAAAGATTTATTCCGGCTTTAAACAGTTTGACGAATGGGCAATGCTCTGGCGGGGTTGGCTCTATATCCTTGCAGGGAGGCCTTCGGTCGGGAAAACAGCAAAGGCATTACAACTTGCCTACGGTGTTGCAAAAAACAATCCAGACGGTGGGTGTGTCCTCTTTTTCAGCCAAGAAATGGGTGCGAATGAACTCAAAGATCGCTTGGTTTCTAACATATCCGGAGTCAATTACATCCGCCTGACTCAGAAAAAAGAGGAGCTAACTGATAAGGAATGGGAGAAAATAGAAAGGGCTCTTAATACGCTCGATACGCTCCCCATCTATATTCAGGACAAAGCATCGGTGACTATTGAGGAAGTTCAGACCACTGTTCGAAGGTTCAAGAAAAAACATGGAAAAGTGGCTGCCGTTTTTGTGGATTACCTTCAAATCATGAAGGTTCCTCAACGTAAGAATGAAAACAGAGCACAGGCCATAGGTCGGGTTACATCTGCTGCCAAACAGATGGCAAGAAGGTATAAATTTTGCTTTATCATGCTATCACAAATGACCCGTGCTAGTGAAAACCGGGAAGAGCCCATGCTTTCCGATCTCAAGGAATCCGGTTCGATCGAACAAGATGCTGATGTAGTAGAGTTTCTTTGGCATAACGGAGAGAAGGAGAACAATACAAAAGTTATCCGTTCTTATTTTGCCAAGGGCCGGAACGTAGGCGAAAACAGGTTTAAATATAAGTTCGAATGGTGGGTGCAGAGATACGTGGAGCTTCCTAAAAAGGCGGAATGACCATGGGGAAAAGGATTGAAAACGAGGAGCAGTATCAGAACTCCTTAAAGTGGCTTGTTTCCAAGAGCTTAGAGATTGAAGATCCATTGCTGGACGAAGAAACAAGAAAAAAGATGCTGCAAACCTACGACTTTGTAAGTCAGCGTGTCATAGAGTATCGGCGTGGTGAACTGGCAAAGATGTATCCGGGGCTACACGCTATATATAAACAGCTCGGCTGGAACTATGTTGGTTCGCCAGAGCCAGAACAGAAACAACCAGAAGTACCAAAGAAAAAGATGAACTTGGATTTCTTCTTTGATGATTAGGGAGGGGACAATGAGAAAACTGAGCCTCTTCAGTGGAATAGGCGGGATAGATCTCGCCGCTAAATGGGCAGGCATTGAAACAGTTGCTTTTTGTGAAAAAGAATCTTTCCCACAACAAGTATTACGTAAGCATTGGCCTGACATTCCTATATATGACGATGTATGTGCACTCACACGGGAGGTGTTAGAACAAGATGGAATCATCACAAGAAATCGAACAATTGACCTTATTTCCGCAGGATACCCTTGCCAACCTTTCAGTAATGCCGGGAAGCGAAAAGGCAAGGAAGATGACCGTCACCTCTGGCCAGAAGTTGCTCGAATCTTACAGGAAATCCGGCCCAATTGGTTCCTTGGTGAGAATGTTGCTGGGCACATATCTCTGGGGCTCGATGACGTGTTATCTGACTTGGAAAGCATCGGTTACGACACGCAAGCAATTGTTATTCCGTCTTGTGCCGTCGGTGCTCCGCACAGAAGGGACAGAGTCTTCATTTTGGGGCACACCGAGTGCGTCAGATGCTGTGGGGAGTCATGGGGGCGGACAAGGGAAGTCTCTTCGTACAGATATAGCAAATTGGAAAAAAGGCCTATGGGCTACACCGACCGCATCAGAGACTACAGCGAAGGAAAAAATCGAATTAACCGAAACAGGAAGACGAAAATGCTTGAACGGGAGCAGTCACAGTGTAGATTTGGCAACAATGGTGAAAATGTGGCCTACTCCAGCGGCACAGGATGCGAAGAATTGTACGCTTCCTCCTTCTCAGATAAGCAGGGATACAGTACCTGGAGCAATGCTCAGAGATGGACAGAAGGGACAACTAAATCCAGATTGGGTGGAGTGCTTGATGGGCTTTCCGATTGGTTGGACAGATATAAATGGCCAGCTGGATTAGGACAAGAACAATACGATTGGGAACCTGCACGGATAGAAACTGGCGTTCAGAACAGAGTTGGGAGGTTAAAGGCCTTGGGAAATGCCGTGAATCCGGTTCAAGTTTATCCGATCCTAGCTGGGATAAAAGCAATAGATTATCAAATACAAGGAGGTAAAAAATGAATGAATTGACGAATTGGATTGAACAATGGGCGGCTGAAAGAGGATTGCATAGTGCTGACCCGAATAAACAGATCCTGAAGCTTGGTGAAGAGTTTGGGGAGCTTTGCCAAGCAATTGCGAAAAACAGAAAAAAGGCAAAAATAAAAGACGCGATCGGTGACATGTATGTGGTTTTGACGATTTTATCTATGCAGTATGACCTATCCATAAAAGATTGTGTCCAGACCGCGTATGACGAAATCAAAGATAGACGTGGCAAGATGATAAACGGCGTATTTGTGAAGGAAGAGGACTTGCTTTAGAAGACTATTGGGAGGTTCTTAGAATGTCTGAACGTAGTTGGGAAAAAGTAGGCGAATAAAGGAGAGGGCACCAGCCTTCTCCCTACCAAAAGGGGATGAGACCGGAATGAATAGACCAATCAAGTTTCGTGCGTGTCATTTACCAACATTAAAAATGTTTGGTATGGAGGATTTAATTTGCGAAGAACACTTATTAGACATGCTGACAATGATCAATGAAAAAAGCAAAGAAGATTTCTCGCAGCTGATGCAATTCACAGGACTCTATGACTGCAACGGTAAGGAAATATATGAAGATGACATAGTAGAAATTAAAAATCATCCCTTTGACAGATTCATTGGAATAAATGGCATGTACACGGTCGGCTACAGTGACCGGATGGAAATATGCTGTGGTAGCTGGTTACTGCATCACGCATTACCTTATGTCACCGTAGTAGGAAACATGTACGAACACTCTCATTTGTTAGGAGGTACAGAAGATGAATAAGTGTGAATATCCCGGATGCAAAAAGGCAGCACAAGAAACGTTTGCACTGGTTCCCCTTTGTAAATGGCACTGCGATGCTATCAAGGAAGAAACCCAGTTGTATTACGGAAACCTTAGCCCAAAATACAAAATCCATCGGCCTATGTATTGCAAGATTGCTAGGTTAATTCCATGGAGCCAGGTAAGCCGAAAAGAGGTGACTTTATGAGATTTGTAGGAATTGACCCTTCAACAAAAACCGGATTTGTTGCACTGGACCAGTTGGGAAAGGTGTCAAAAGCAAAGGAATTGACGGGCATTAATAAATCCGATTCTATCAGGATAATCACTTTGGTTGATGAGATTATGGATCACATTCAGCCAGGAGACCGGGTATGTATAGAAGGATTTGCCCATGCAGCCAAGGGGAACTATGTGAGTCAAATGTTCGGAATCGGTTGGGGAATCAGAACGGCGCTTACACGGCGGAAAGTCCCATACACCGAAGTAACGCCTTCCCAACTCAAGAAGTTTGCAACTGGAAAAGGGAATGCCAAAAAAGAGGATTTAATCCTCCCTATATATCAGGACTGGGGATTTGAAAACAGCAGCGATAATGTCAGAGACGCTTTCATCCTAGCTCATATAGCGTATGAAACACATCTTTTAAAAAATGGATTTTGCTCCGCTGTCGGTATTGAAATTTACCCACACCGAAAAAAGATCATTAAAGAGATTCTAAATTCTCCCGAAAAGAAAAAACGGAGGAAGGTGGCGAGGTGAAAACCTACCTCAAAGATTAATCACCTCTATAACGTCGTATTAGCCCGTTTAAGAGGTTTTCTAGATGAAGTAATACAAATATTTATATTAACTTTATAACGCCTGTATGAGGCGTATAAGAGCTCAAAACCAAATTTAGTTAAAGGAGAGATAAAACGATGTCTACTGAAATCAATGTTCTATTCAAATCCATGCAAAGAGATGATAAGAAAGAGGTTCTGAAATTTGAGCTAAAAGGTAACGAGAATGATGGCAATGCTCAAAAGCTTGTCGAGATGGCCGGGACCATTGTCATCTTCAACCTTCCCGGGCTAACCGAAGAGGTCTCCGCTGAATTTATGAATATCCAGCGAGATAGCAAGAAAACCGTGATAAAACTGGCTCTCAAAGGCGATAGTGAAGAGAAAGCACTGGAACTATATAAGCGCGCTGGGCGGAATGTTCCGCTTACGCTCAAGCCTTCTCAGATGTCGATTGAGGAATATTATGAGGAAGATGAAGGGTTGGAATATACGGTAAAAGCTGATGGAACCGTAGAATTGGATCAGGATCAAGTGACGATTGAGGACGTGGAAACGCCGGAAACCAAGGATACGGAAGACGCTCTACCATTCTAATCATACTGCCCCGGGTTACCGGGGCTACCTCCATCAAAAGGAGTGAACCCATGAGCAGCAATTGTTTCTTACCGGAACTCGACAGGAAAAAGACGCAAGAAGCGCTTGAGGCTGAATTTGAGAAATACCGCATTTTCAAAACGGTCACCTTTGAAGAAAAAGAAGTGAACATCACATCCAGTTACCAAGAACGGTTTCACGGTCAGACAAACGTAACCAGTGATTCAACGGCCAATGTGGCTATTTATAACATAGATACTCAGGCAGCCAGAAAAGCTTATATAGAGCGTATAGATAGGGCTGTAGCAAGGCTTCATCCCAAGGAACAGCTACTGATTCGCGAACGTTATCTAAAGCAGGATTATGTGTATGATTATGTCATCTATAACCATATTTTTAACCCGCCAATTAGTGAGCGTACCTATTACAAAATACGTTGGAAAGCTTTCTACAAGCTAGCTCTAGCACTTAACCTTGCTGTAGAAAGGTAAAGAATTTGTACAGAAAAAAGAAAGGATTAATACAGAAAATGTATCAGTCATTTGGATTTCGATAAGTTATATTTATATCATGGCCACAAAGAAAGAGAGGGTACCGATTCTGGTTCCTCTCTTTTTCTATTATTAAGTTTCACTGATGATCATTATGCTTAATACCCAGTGCTTTCTTCAAAGAAGTTTGAAGGTGCTGAGAAAAATTGATGCCAGCATCTTCCGCTGCATCCCGTAACCATAGTGGTAGAGTACAGTTTTTAGTAACAGACCTATTGGCCGATTCATCTCGGTATGGAGGTAAGAATACTTCCACGAAAACAATCCGGTCACTTTCATCGTTTAATTCGATGTCTTCAGGTTCGGATGGCTTGGGAATAACTAAATTTTTATCTTCCATTTCAATCAACCGATCAATCAGCATGGATTTAGCTTCTTTAATTCCGGAAACTGTATCCGCGGCAATAATGGCCGTACCAGGAATGTCAGGGAAGTATAATGCAACATCTTCACCTGACTTTTCAATGACAACGGGATAGATGAAAACGTCTTTACCCGACATATTTATTCACGCTCCTTTATTAGTAGGAGGAACCCTAAAAATGGGGGTTGAACACCAGAGGTTAGAAATTAACCCCTGATGTTCTCTCAATGCTCTTCAAAGTTCCCTTTGGAATAACTGCTCCGCTTTTGTGAAAGCTTATATCGGCGAAGCGTTCAGGATCATCTTTGTGTATGTATCTCTGGTGACTACCCTTCCCTGTATGGGAGGGAGATTTGATGAACCCTTCTTTTCTTAATTTTTGGAGAGCTTCGCGAACTGTAACTTGTTTCCCCATTTATTGTTCCTCCTCTTGATTACATTATAGCACGTGTAATAAATGCGTGTCAATAAAAATATGCGCATAAATTATGCGTATCTATAATGGAAGGAGGTTGTCCCTTTGTGGCATAATTAAGCGCCAAAAGCTATTAAAATCAACCAAAAAATGTTGTTTACATAATCACATTTTTGGTAACACTAAAGTAACACCCTTCAGCCCTTGCCACACAAGGATTCTTACATTCTATATATGCTCTCAAAGTAACGGCGAGCGGATATAAACAAGAATGTAAAGAAATAAAGAATAAATAATATATACTCGCAAATTGCATTTTCGAGGGATTTTTAAAATTTGAAAAGGGAAATAAAAAGAGAATCTGTTTATTAAATCAAATAGAGTATGAGTCCTTTATCTTAGTCTATTAAAAAATCAAACTGAGATGACATGATACTGAAATGGATAAAGAGAACTGAATCAGAGAACAATCAACTCAGGATGGAATAGAAAAGGGAATGAGAATAAAGAGAAGGATACGCTCAATATGCGTTCCCTTCTAAACCAGAGAAGATAAGACGCTCAAGAGTCACAGCATGAGAATCCAAGGGCAATACACCTTTATAACAGGGTGAGTGCAGTACTAGGATAGACGTACAGATAGGACGCCTCACTAGACGCTCTGAGAGACTCATAGAGCGATTCTGTTTATCAGATGACCAAAGTATTGGATAATATATAAAAACGTCTCATACAGGCTCGTATGGCGTTACAACCACATGTTCAAAAGACGAAGGAGGTGTCAGGATGAAAGTAACGTGTAATGACGGATGCAAGAGGGAATTTTTGGTGGGGGAAGTCAAGACTAAAAATGTCAAAGCAGACATAGAGAAAACCTACTTCATCTGTCCTAGATGCGGGGAAGAATACACGGTGCTTCTCACAGATTCGAAGATAAGACAGGATCAGCAGCGACTGGAGATATTGGAGAAAGAGCAAATCGCTTTACGAGAGAAAATAGTAAAGGACATGAGTCTCCTAAGTCAAAGCTTAGAGGGGCAGATGATCGGATGAATAGGCAAGAACAAACCAGAGCGTACGACAAGTACAAACGCAATAAAGAAGCCAGGGGCTTCTACAATTCAGCAGCGTGGAAGAAGTGTAGGGAAGCAGTCCTTACCAGAGATCATTATCTTTGTCAACGATGTTTAGAACAGAAGAAGATCACTCAAGCAGATATGGTCCATCATATCGTGCATCTTACAGACGATTGGAGCAAGGGTTTGGACATGGATAACCTGGAGAGCCTTTGCTTAAGTTGTCACAACGAAGAGCATGGTAATGGGGGAAAACAGGTTAGTAAGAAGATCAAGGTTCATGTGGAAAAAGCCAATAGGGAGTATGTTTAGCATACCCCCCCACCCTTTTTCTAGGAGCTAAGAGCCTTCCCCAAC